CTATCGCTCGCTTCAGGCGTGGGTGATCGAGACCGTCTGCGAGAAGTTCTATCGACGCTGGCTCCGATGGTCGATCGCGTCCGGCGCGATCCGGCTCGACGCGAGCGAACTCGATAGGCTCGCGCGCGTGCGCTGGCAGACTCGCGGGTGGCAATGGGTCGACCCGGCGAAGGAAGGGACCGGCAATCAGATTTCGACGAAGCTCGGCGCGAAGCTCGTCGGCGATATAGTGGCGGAGACGTCGGGCCGGACGCTCGACGAACACCTCGCCGCGCTAGTCGACGAGCGCGCGAAGTTCGAGGCGGCGGGAATCCCGCACCCGACCGACGCGGCTCCCGCCCCGAGCTCGACGAATCCGGACGACGATCCGGACGACGACGGCGACGATCCGCCGGGAGGTGAAGACGAATGAAGCGACTCCTCGACGACGGCGCGAACGAGGGACGAGTCTCTCTCGGGACCGTGACGCGCGTCCTCCCGATCTCGGTCGAGGGCGTGACGCTGACGCGGAACGAGGACGGCGAGGACGAGAATCTCGAACTCGACCTCGCGTTCGCGAGCGAGACTCCGGTCTCGCGATGGTTCGGCTCCGAAGAGCTGGGAGTTTCCTCGAACGCCGCCCGCCTCGACCGCGTGTCGAACGGCGTCGTTCCTCTCCTCTCCGATCACGTCTGGGAACAGACGGTCGGACGAGTTCTCTCCGTGACGATCGGGAGCGATCGGGTCGCGCGTGCGCGCGTCCGGTTTAGCCGCAGCGCGGCGGCTCGCGACGTCGTTCAGGACGTGGTCGACGGGATCCGACAAGGGGTCTCGTTCGGCTACAGAGTCCACGAAATGATTCTGATCGAGACGGGCGACGACGGCGATCGTTACCGCGTCACCGATTGGGAGCTTTTCGAGGTCTCGATCGTGTCCGTTCCCGCCGATCCCACAGTGGGAATCGAGCGAGGCGCGGACGAGGACGGTCACGAGACCGTGATTCACAGAAAGGTGGAACCCATGAAGGTTCGCGCTCTGCACACCCCGTCCGGGACGATCGTCGAGATCGACGAGGACAAGCTCGACGGCGAGACCTACGTCCGCGCCGTCGAGGCGACCCCGGCGCCTCCCGCGCCGACCCCCGATTCGACGCCCGCTCCGGTCGTCGAGCGATCGAACGAGGCTCCGAGCCGCGATCAGATTCTCGCCGACGAGCGAAAGCGCGTCGACGAGATCGAGACGATCGGTCAGGAGTTCAGCGCGCCGAAGGAGACGATTCGGGCGAGCGTCGAGGCGGGACACACCCCCTCGGAGTTCCTCGGCGTCCTCCGCATGGAGAAGGCGAAGGAAGGGAAGGCTCTCACGCCGCCCCCGACCGACCTCGACCTCTCCCGGAACGAGCGCGAGAGCTTCTCGATTCTGAACGCCGTTCGCGTCGTCCTCGACCGCCGGAACGGTCGCGTCGGCGAGTCGAGCCTCGAACTCGAATGCTCGGACGAGATCGCGTCGCGCCTCGATCGGTCGCCGCAGGGATTTTTCGTTCCCTACGACGTCCTCTCGCGGTCCGCGTGGACCGGCGAGATCGAGACCCGCGACATCGAGGTCGGCGGAGGTGGCTCGGGTGCTGCCCTCGTCGGAACGGATCTCATGGCGAGCGGGTTCATCGACCTTCTTCGGAACCGCTCGGTTCTCGGTCAGCTCGGCGCCACGATCATTCCCGGACTCGTCGGGAACGTGGATTTCCCGCGGCAGACGACCGACCCGGCGACCGGGTGGGTCGGTGAGACGGGCGGATCCGGCGAATCGACGCCGGTCTTCGACGCCGTGAGCATGTCGCCGAAGACGATCCGTTCGCGGGTCGACATTACGCGACGGATGCTCCTCCAGTCGACGCCCGCCGTCGAAACGCTCATGCGGAACTCGCTCGGGATCGCGCTCGCGAAGGGGATCGACCTCGCGGGTCTCGCCGGATCCGCCGCGCCGAATCAGCCCGAGGGCGTTCTGAACATGAGCGGCGTCGGCGCCGGGACGTGGGTCGGCACGAACGGAACGACGCAGTTCCGATCCGTGATCCAGCTCGAAACGCTCGTCGCGGTCGCGAACGCGGACGCGGGGGCGCTCGGCTACGTCACGACCCCGGAGGTCCGCGGACAGCTGAAGGGTACGTTCAAGGATTCCGGCGCGGGTCAGCCGATCTACACCGGAAGCCGGAACGAGGGCGAGCTGAACGGCTACCTCGCGACGGTGACGAACTCGCTCCCGAAGAACCTCGGCGGCGGGACGGATGAGCACCCGATCATCGCGGGCTACTGGCCTTGGCTCTACATCGGCGAATGGGGAACGCTCGACCTCATGCCCGACAACGTGACGAACGCCGACGAGGCGGGTCTCGTTCTCCGGGCGTTTCAGGACGTCGACGTCGCCGCCGCTCACGAGAGCGCGTTCGCGACGACCTCGTTCGTTCCGACGAACTAGATCGGCGAGAGCTGATCGCGCGACGATCGCGGGACGGGGTCGAGTGGCCCCGTCCCGCCTTCCTCGCATCACACGGGAGGGCGCATCGTGCCCGACGAGAAGGCTCCCGAGAGCCGAAAGGTCTCACTCTTTCACCCCCGACGACTCCGTCCGTTCGGAGAGCGCGAGCTTCAGATTTTCGAGGCGGGCGCGATCGTCGAGCTGCCGACGAAGGAAGCTCTGCGCCTGATCGGGAACGGGCTCGCGGACGGCGTCACGGACGACACGAACTCGAGCAAGGGAACGCCGGTCTCCGGCGGGGCCCCGGCGAAGCGTCGCGGTCGACCGCCGAAGAGCGAGACCGCCGAGGCGTCGGACTAGCCGATGCCGGTCGAGGATTCCACGGACCGCGCGGCGATGCTGGACGATTTCGGCGTCGCCGTGCGGCTCGTGACCTCATGCGGCGAGATCGAACTCGTCGCGCTCTACGATTCCCCGACGCGCGAGATCCCGGGCGTCGTGACCGAACTCGATCTACTCGAACCGGCGCCATCGATTCTCGTCCGGTCCGAGTCGATCACCGGATTTCACGTCGAGGACCGGGTCGAGATCCTCGACGGTCCCGGCGTCGGATCCTATATGGCGCGATCGATTGTCGCGGAGGAGGACGGCGCGTTCGCGCGCGTCGATCTCGCGGAGGTCTAGGCGATGGCCCACACGCGAAGACTCCTCCGCGACGCGGCGGTCGCCGGGGTTTCGGGCTCTCCGGCGATCGCCGCCCTCGTTCCGGTCCCGACCGTCGAGGCGAGCCGCGTTCCGCCGCTCGACCCGGAGAAACTCCCGCGGATCCTGATCTATATCCGGGGCGAGACGTCGCCGGATCTCATCACGACGAGCCCGCGCGAGTATCGCGTCGAGGCGGAACTCGTCGTCGAGTACGTCGCCCGCTACAAGGTCGACGCGAAGATTCCCGAGGACGAACTCGACGCCGCAGCCGAGGCGATCGAGGTCGCCCTCGACGCTCTCGAAACGACGCGCTTCGGCGGGCTGGCCCGTCAGGCGCGCTATCGCTCGACGGACGTCGTCGTCGAGCTTGACGGCACGCGAACTACCGCGTCGATCGTCTTCCGATACGAGCTGGAATACGGGCGCGAGGTCGCGCCCGTGACCGACGCGGCGTTCACCGACGCCGACCTCGAACACGCCGTCGGCGATGCCACGGCGGACAATCCGACCGACACGGTCCAGCCCCCGCAGTAGCGGGCGGAGGTCTTCACGATGCCGGAAACGATCCGAGTCCGACCCGCCGAGGGTCGCCGCGTGCGCGATCCCGAGACGGGTCGCGTCATTCCCGACGACGGCGCGAATTTCTCGCCCTCGTCCTATTGGTTTCGCCGGGTGCGATGCGGCGACGTCACGATCGAGACGTCGAAGTCTGCGCCCTCGAAAAAGGCGGCGCGCAATCGTAGCGCGGACGCCGAGGAGTAATCCGAATGCCTTCCTTCTCCGAGATCCCGAGCGCGCTTCGCGTGCCCGGTACGTTCCTCGAGATCGATCCCTCGCTCGCCGAGGTCGGAGTCGGGACGTTCCCGCTTCGCGGTCTCATCATCGGGCCGAAGACCGACGCCGCGTCGATCGCGGTCAACACGCCGACCCGCGTCACGTCCGCCGAACAGGTGGGCGCGCTCGCCGGGAACGGGTCGCTTCTTCACCGGATGGCGATCGCGTGGTTCGCGGTCAACCAGGAATCCGAGGTCGACGTCGTCGCGCAGGCGGACGGCACGACCGCCAACGTCGCGACGGTGACGTTCACGACGACGGAGGTCGTCGGGTCGGTCGCGATCTACATCGACGGCGACCGCTACGTCGTCGACACGAATCAGACGGTCGCGGCCTGCGCCTCGGAACTCGCCGCGCTCGTGACGGCGAACGCGAATTCCGGCTATACGGCGTCGAGCGCGCTCGGCGTCGTGACGCTGACGGCGAAGTGCGGCGGAATCTGGGCCGCGTCGGGTCCGGACCTCCGAGCCGCCTACGCCGACGGAGAGACGATCCCGTCGGGCGTGGCTCTTTCGTTCGCGCCCTCGGCGACGCCGGGGGCCGGAGAGCTGGACTACGCGGCGGCGATCGCGTCGATCGCGGGCGTTCAGTATGACGTGATCGCCCATCACGACCCGACCGGCGCCGGTCTCGGTCTCCTCGAAACCGAACTCGCCTCGCGCGCCGATGCGATGCAGGCGATTCCCGGGCACGCCTTCACGGGAGTCAAGGCAGCGGTGGGCGTTCTCGGGGCGCTCGGAAACTCTCGGAACTCCGCTCACTCGACGATCGTCGGAATGGAGTCGTTCCCGGGGAACGCGATCGAGCGATCGGCTGCGGTCGCCGGTCTCGTCTGCAAATACGGGAGCCGGGATCCGGCGCGTCCGTTCCAGACCCTCGAACTCCCGGGCTTCGCTCCGGCGGTCGAGGATCGGTTCGACCTCAACGAGCGGAACCTTCTTCTCTTCGACGGGATCTCGACGCTCACGGCGGACCGGGTCGGTCAGGTTCGGGTCGAACGACTCATCACGACCTATCAGACGAACGACGCGGGAGCGCCGTCCGCGGCGTTCCTCGACGTGAATCTGATGCTCTCGCTTTCGTTCTACCGGAAGAGCCTCGCCGCGCGAATCGCGAACCGATTCCCGCGACACAAGCTCGCCGGAGACAGCGGGACGCCCCCGAGCTCGGGAACCGCGCTCGTGACTCCGAAGGTCTTCCTCGCCGAGTGCGTCTCGCATTATCAGGAACTCGTCGACGCCGGGATCGCGGAGGATCTCGACGGGTTCGCCGCGAACTCGACGGTCGAGATCGCGAGCGGGGATCCGAACCGAATCGACGCGGTCCTCGCGCCGAACTTCGTCAATCAGCTTCGCGTGAGTGCGACGCTCGTTCAGTTCCGGCTCTAGGCGCCGGACGATAGGGAGGGGGCACGATGGCAACGCCTCAGAATGGAGTGGTCGCCGTTCGCGTGAACGGGGATCCGATCCGAATCAAGGGAACTGTGACCTACGCGCTCGGCGGGAAGGTTCGCGAGCCGGTCGAGGGTCCGACGGGTCTCGCCGGTTTCTCCGTGAAGGGAATGGCGGCGTTCGTCGAGGTCGTCTCGGTCGACGCGGACGACGTCGATCTCGGTCAGCTTCAGGGCTTGACCGAACAGACGATCACGGTGCAGCTCGAAAACGGGAAGACGATCGTCGTGAACGACGCGAGCGTCGTCGGTCTGATCGAAGCGTCGACCGACGAGGGCGAGTTTACGGTCCGTTTCGTCGGACCGACCGCGAAGGAGGTCTAGCGAACGATGCCCGATCGATCGCCGCTCCGAACGCTCAAGCTCTCGCGTCCGCTTCACGAGGCAGACCGCGAGATCGTCGAGCTGGAATTCCTCGAACCCACGTCCGCGCTATTCGACGAGCTGGAAAAGGCTCAGGAGTGGAACGCGCACGCGAAATCGCGATCGAAGGTCGTCGCGACGGGTCTCGTTCTCCTCGAACACCTCACCGGACTACATTCGTCGACTCTTCAGTCAATGACGTTCGACGACCGCGCGAAGGCGAACGAGATCGCGAGCGAGATCCTCGGCGAGCGGGTCGGCGAGGGAAACGACTAGCGCCGAGACGTTGGCGCGCTCCGCGGGGGTGGCGCGACGTTCTCGGCGCTCTCGCGGTCGCGTTCCGATGGCCCCCGAGCGAGCTATGGGCGATCCCGATCCGGGATCTCGAATTCTGGCTCTCGCAAGCGAATAGGGTCGCGGAACTCCGGCGGAATCAGTAGGAGCGGCGAACATGGCGGCAGAGGAAAAGCTCCGACTCGTCCTCGCGGCGGTCGATCGAACCGCGGCGCCGATTCGGAAGGTGAATCGGCGGATCGAGGCGATGACGAAGCCGATCCGGAAGGTTCGGAACTCGCTCCGATCCCTCGCTCGCGAGTCCGGTCTCCCGAAGCTCGGGCAGGCATTCGGGCGGCTCGGGCGGACCGTCTCCCGATTCGCGATCGCTGGCGTCGCCGCGATGGGCGCCGTCGGCGCCGCCGTGATCCGGACGACGAATCAGGGCGACGAGATCGCGAAGTTCGCCCGTCAGGTCGGGATCGGGACGGACGCGCTTCAGGAATACGAATTCGCGGCGGATCGCTCGGGCGTGTCCGTCGAGACGTTCCGTCAGTCGGTCGGCGCCCTATCGAAGCGCGTCGGCGAGCTACAGGCGGGACGAGGCGCGCTCTCGACGCTCCTCGGGGACTCGAACCTCGCCCGGGAGCTGAAGGCGACCACGTCGACCGAGGAAGCTCTCCGGCTCGTGAACGAGGCGATCGCCTCGATCGAGGATCCGACGAAGAAAGCGGCGCTCGCCGCGGCGGCGTTCTCGCGCGCCGGTCTCCCGATGATCCGCCTCGCGAACGAGGGGGCGGACGGGATCGCGGATCTCCGCGAGGAAGCGCAGCGGCTCGGGAATATCCTCTCGGGCGATCAGCTCCGCGCGAGCGAGGAGTTTCAGGATTCGATCACGGACCTAAAGGCAGCGGCGGGCGGGCTCGTGACGCAGATTTCCGCCGGTCTGATCCCCGTTCTCCGTCCGCTCGTCGACTCCGTGACCGAGTTCCTCGTGACGAACCGCGAGGTGATCCAGCTCCGCGCCGGGGAGGCGATCTCCCGGATCGCGGACGGGGCTCGTTCGTTCTGGGCGGTCCTTCAGCGGGTGATCCCTCCGACGCTCGAATTCGTCGAGCGGATCGGCGGTCTCCGGACGGTCGCGATCATCCTCGGCGGTCTCCTCGCGGCGACGGTCGTTCCCGCGGTCGTGGCGCTCGGCGCCGCGTTCGCCTCGACGGCGGGGCTCGTGACGCTCGCGATCGCCGGGATCGGCGCGGCGGCGTCCGCGATCGCCGCGAATTGGGACTCGATCAAAGACTCCGTGACCGGGGCGATCGATTCGATCATCACGAAGGCGCGCGAGCTGATCGCGAAAATCCCCGAGCCGGTTCGGGATCTCCTCTCGGCGGCGGGCGGGGTCGTGACGACGGTCGCGGCGGCGACCCCGATCGGGCTCGCGGCGAGCGCCGCGTCGGAATTCATCGCAGGCGGCGGGACGGACGCGAACGTCGGCGGACGGATCGAGATCGAACTCGACGACCGCCGAGCGCGCGTCAGGAACGCCGAAACCGAGTCGCCGGGGGTCGAGCTGGATCTCGCGGGCGGCGAAGCTCTGGCCTACTAGGGGGCGGCTATGGCCGAAGGATTCGAGGTCCGCCGCCGGGTCGCGCAGTTCCGAGGGATCCCGATCGAGATCCTCTCGTCGACGCGCTCGGGCGGACGCCGCCTCGACGTTCACGAGTTCGGGAAGCGCGAAAAGCCGTGGGCCGAAGACCTCGGGCGGGCGACGCGATCGTTCACGGTCCGCGGGCTCGTGATCGGGGCGGATCACGACCTCGACGGGCAGCGGCTAGAGGAAGCGTTCGAGAAAAACGGGCCCGGGGAGCTGATCCTCCCGCATCGCGCGCCGATCTCGGTCGCCGTCCGGTCCTATCGGTTCGAGGAGCCGGAGCGCGCTACGCGGGTTCAGACGTTCGAGGTCGAGTTCGTCGAGGCGGGCGTACCCTCGACGCCGGGAGCGCGTCCGAACACGTCCGGCGAGGTGAAGACCCGCGGAGAGGCGGCGTTCGAGGCAATGAAGACCCGTCTCGGCGAGGTCTTCTCGATCGACGGCGAGACGGCGGCAGCGGTCGACAGGATCTCGGCGGTCACGGCGGACGCCGCCGCCGCGGTCGAGACCGCATTCGACGCGCTGAAGGCGACCGTCGACACGATCGAGCGCGTCGCGCAGGTCGCCGACACGGTCCGGGCGCTCGAAAACCGCCTTCAGGGAACACTCGCGGACGCGGCGGTCGCGGGTCGCGAGTTTCAGAACGCGATCGACGAGATCCTCGACCTCCCGTTCGCGCCGATTCAGATTTTCCGGGCGCTCGCGCCCGTTGCCGAGTTCGGCGACGAGCTGACGGATCCGGGAAGCGAAACGGTCGCGCGCGCGAACTTCAAGCGGAATCAGGACGGTTTCGTCCGGTTCGTCAAGCAGACCGCGAGCGTCGCTCGGGCGCGCGCGCTCTCCGACGTCGATTTCGAGACCGACGGGTTCTCGTGCGCGTGCCTTCGGAACGAGATCGCGGAGGAACTCGACGCGCTGATCGTCGAGGAGTCGGACGCTCTCGGCGACGACACGGTCGCGACGCTTCGGGCCGTCCGGACCGCGATCATTCGCGACATAGACATTCGGGGCGCTCGTCTCCCGGGGCGCGTCGACTACTCGCCGCCGACGCAGCTCCCGGCGCTCGTGATCGCGCAACGGCTCTACGGCGACCCGTCGCGCGATCTCGAAATCGTGACGCGAAACGAGGAGATCATTCGGAACCCGGGGCGCGTGCCGTTCGGCGTGACGCTGGAAGTTCTGGCGGGTGAGTAGCGAGCGCCTCGACGTCGCCGTCGACGGCGATCTACTGGAAGGGTGGAAGGATCTCCGCGTCTCGCGGTCGTTCGACCGCCTAGCAGGGTCGTTCGGGATCACGATCGCCGACCTCGAACCGACGGACCCGGCGGCGCGGAATCTACGCCGAGGCGACGTCGTGACGCTCACGATCGACGGCGAGCTCGTGGTGACGGCGCGGATCGGAACGCGGACGAAGACATACGACGGGGGCTCGAACTCGATTCAGCTCACGGGGCGCGACCTCGTCGCGGACCTAGTCGATTGCTCGTCGACCGTCGAGCCGGGGACGTGGCGCGGAGCGCGGCTCGCTCACATCGCGCGCGAGATCGTCGAGCCGTTCGACGGGATCACGTTCCGCGAAGACCTCTCCGTGACCGGGCTCGGATCGGCGGAGACGTTCTCTCTTCAGACCGGAGAGACCGCGTTCGCGGCGCTCGACCGGCTGGCGCGAATGCGCGGGCTCGTCCTCGGGAGTGACCTCGCGGGCGGCGTTCTCTTCACGCGACCGGGCCGCGATCGCGCGCCGGTCACTCTGGCGCGAGGCTCGAACATCGAAGGCGGATCGATCACGGACGACGAGACCGATCGGTTCTCCGACTATGTCGTGAACGGGCAGGGGCCCTCGCCGGAATGGTGGGAAGCAGGCTCGGCGGCGGGTCAGTCGTTCCGAGGCGTCGCGAGCGATCCCGGGATCTCGCGGTTCCGGCCCTACGTTCTACAGGCGGAGACAGGCGGCGGAGAGGCGGAGCTTCGCGAGCGCGCGGAGTTCGAGGCGACGGTTCGCGCGGCTCGCGGGCAGCGCGTGACCTATACGCTCCCGGGCTGGACACTCGACGGCTATCTATGGCGTCCGGGAGACCTCGTCCCCGTGTTCGACCCGATCCTCGAGATCGGGGGAGCGACCGGAACGCCGCGCGATCTACTGATCGGCGCCGTCGAATGGACGCGCTCGGCGGGCTCCGGATCGCGAACGAAGCTCGAACTCTACGACGCGCGGGCGTTCTCGCCGGAGCCGATCGAGGAGCCGGATACGGAAGGGCTCGCGTTTTGGGAATGATCCAGCCGATCCGCGATCTATGGCGCGCTCTCCGCGCGCTCGCCTCGATCGCTCGCGTTCTCTCGACCGACGGTTCGGGGCCGCTTCAGGTGATGCGCGTCGAGGGTTTCCTCGGCGAGATCCGCGAGGGCGTTCCGCGCTATGGCGAATGGGGCCTAGCCTCGAACCCTCCGGACGACGCCGAGGCGGTCGTCCTCGCTCTCGGGGGCGACCGCGGTCGAATGGTCGTGATCGGCGTCGAGGATCGCGAGACGCGCCTCGACGTTGCGAAGGGCGCCGCCTACCTGCACGGGCAGGTCGCCGACCGCTATGTCGGCGTGACGGAGTCGGGGGCGGTTCAGGCGAACGGCGAGACCGTAGCGGTCACGTCGCAGAGCGGGACGGTCGTCGTTCAATCGGCGGGCGGTCAGCTCCAGCTCTTAAACCTCGACGGGAACGGGGCGATTCTCGTCGGCGTCGGCGACGTCACGGTTCAGTCGACGACGAACGTCAATATTACGGCGCCGACGGTGACGATAAACGGCGTGAACTTCAGCGCGCACACGCACGACGACCCGGTCTCGGGCGTCACGGGGCCCCCTAATTGAGCGACCTCCGACTCG